CTGCTACACCGAACGGCCAACCACAGGAGCCTTCATGGGCGAATGGTTGGCATTATACGACAGTAAGTCAGGAGAGCGGGGATTTGTCAATAGAGAAGCCTTGCTTGCTAAGTGTGCCAAAACCGGCAGGCGAGCGTTTTGGGATGACTTCTCTGGCACCGATGCCGAAGACACTATCGACTTCGGCTGCAACCCTTGCGCTGAGATCATACTTCGATCACAGGAAACATGTAACCTAAGTGAGGTAATCGCCCGGCCAACTGACACAATAGAATCCCTCGCCAACAAGGCAGGCTGTGCCGCTATGCTCGGCACTTGGCAAGCAACCATGTCGGACTATGGCTATGTGGGTGAGGACTGGAGTAAGAATGCAATCGAGGAACGCCTGCTAGGCGTCAGCACAACAGGCATCATGGACTCGCCCATACTATCGAACCGCAATGACCCCGAATTCCTTAAAGCCTTTCGAGCAATGTACGACGCCACCAACACAGTTAATCAAGCTTGGGCCGAAGTTCTCAAGATAAATCCTGCAGCCGCAAGCACATGCGTCAAGCCGAGTGGCACTGTCAGCCAACTTGTGAACAGCAGCAGTGGAATTCACGCTCGCTTTGCCCCCTTCTATATTCGACGTATCATCATGGACAATCATGATCCAATGTGTGAATTTATGAAGGACTGTGGCCTGCCCCATGAAATCAGCGAATACCATCCCCAAGCAAACACCGTATTTGCTTTCCCTGTACGTGCACCTAGGGGTGCAGCCGAAACTATCCCAAGCGTACCAGCAGATCGCTCGGCAATCGAGCAGCTCGAACATTGGTCAGCCGTGAATAGAACATGGGCCGATCATAGCGTCAGTTGCACGATAACCGTCGATGAGAAAGAATGGCCAGCAGTGGGTGGCTGGGTGTGGGATCACTTCGACGAATTGTCGGGGGTTAGCTTTTTGCCCAAGACAGGCTCAGTGTATAGGCAGATGCCGTATGAAGCCTGCAACGAGGATGAGCTTCGTAGACTAGAAGCTCAAATACCCGAGCGCATTGACTGGAATGCGTTGGCACAGTACGAGGCTCAGGACAATACCAAAGCCGGGCATGAGTTAGCATGCACGGGCGATAAGTGTGAGGTCCAATGACATGGTCCCTGGTACTAGGCGGTGCCGAGTGCGTGTATCCAGACTTAGAGCTTGCCATCGCCACCTTTGGGGAACCCGATATTATTGTCGGTGTAAAAGATATATGGATGGAGTATCCCCGCATAGATTACTTCGTTACCTTTCACGTCGACCGCATACCTAGGGAATTAGAACGGCGGCGCAAGCTGGGCTACCCAGACCCCAAAGCTGTGTGGACCTACAACGGTGTACGGGTACCTAAGATACCTATCCCCGTAAAAATGCACAAGGTACGGGGTGGCTCTAGTGGCTTGCTAGGTGCCATCGTCGGCACTATTGAGGCTGATCGTGCGGTGCTGGCGGGCATCCCACTAGATACCAACATGCGACATTACCATAACCGCAAACACGGCAAGCCTTGGGCCGAGGGCAGGCTATATAAACCCCATTGGGAACAGATGAAGCCCGAGCTGCAAGACAAGGTCAAGTCAATGTCGGGTTGGACTATGAAACTGCTAGGCGCTCCAACGGTGGATTGGGTCCATGGTCGTACAAGTCAAATCGCCCAAGCTGGTTAAGGCTGAGACGGCGCGTATTAGCCAGCTGCTAAGTCAGCAGGAGAAGATACTTCGCCAGCAATTCGAGCTGTTCATTCGCCGCTCAACTACCCGCGCCGTGCTAGATCGCGTCCAAGTGTTGCTAACCGCCAGCAACATTGAGGAGGTGCTTAGGATTGTCGATACTAACATAGAACAGTTTAGCAATGCATTGGGAAGTGTGTTTATCAATGCAGCGCAAAAGGAAGCTGACGTTTGGGCTGTGCGGCTAGGCCGATTAGAGAAACAAGCTCACAGTCTCAACCTAGCCGATCCTCGTATAACACAAGTGATTGCCCGCAATCGACAAGCCTTCATTATGAACTTTACGGGACAACAGCGAGACCTCATTCGCCGCTCGCTCATTGAAGGTATGCGGCTAGGTGATACAAACGAAAAGTTAACGCAGCGGTATAGACAGACAGTCGGCCTAACCCTTATGCAGCGCCGCGCCGTCGTCACCTACCAGCGAGCGCTGGAAGCTACCGGGACTAAGGACCCATTGCAGGTAATATTCCATGATCCTCAATTTGAAGGAATAGTCGGAAAGGTCGATGAACCCGACGAGTTGAGCCCTAGCCGAATACAGATGATGATCAACGCCTTTGTTGAAGGTCTGAGAAAGGCTAGGGCAAAGATAATGGCCGCGACTGAGGCACTGCGATTAGTTGGCCAAGCTCGAGACGTAGCCGTGCATCAAGTAGCCGAGAGTGTAGGCGTTAACCCTCGTGCTGGCACAAAGACGTGGCTGCACACATCAGCGGCCGAGCCTCGCGAGACTCACTTGCAAATGGTGGGTGATACGGTAGGCATGGACGAACCCTTCATCAGCCCTACTGGTGCACGACTGCTGTTCCCTGGTGACACAAGCCTCGGCGCAACTGCTAGAGATATTGTGAATTGCCAATGTGGAGTTGAATACTCATTTGACGAATAGTATGTAGTTGGTACCAGCTTTGGAGCTTACCCATGAACCGACGAAACTTCCTTCTAACAGGGGCGGCGTTCTTACTCGTACCAAAGCCTACAATGGTACAAGAGTGCGCGCCTACGTTTGACTTTGGATCTGGAGACTTCACAATTAGCTATTGGATGAAGCGGGTAGGCAATGACTGGAAGTTCATTGAGCATATTGGAAACAGCAAGTTTGTCAATGGCGTACTTGAAGAGGAAGCAAGCGTTGCTCTAATCGACGAGCTACGTATCCGTAAGACACCTTTACTACTGGAGAAAAATCATGATCCTACCAGCACAACACATCCGTTACTTGGCTAAGGTAAAGGGTATGATCCAACCCTTTGCCGAGCGCACTGAATTCCGAGGCAAAACGTTTGGCCTAGGTCCTGCCACTTATGACATCCGTATTAGGCAAACGCTAACACTGCATCCATACAGCACTATTATAATTCCTGACAACCGTACCGGCCAGCACCCAATGGGTTTCACACTGGCCAGCACTATCGAGAAAGTAATTCTACCAAGCAACGTACGAGCCACAGTCTGTGACAAATCAAGCTGGGCTCGGCTAGGTCTTGCTGTACAGAACACCAAAATCGACCCTGGCTTTAGAGGCCATATAACCTTAGAGCTAAGCAACCATGGACACGATGTTCTAGAAATCCATGAGGGTGAAGCTATTGCTCAGCTAGAATTCGCTTTGTTGCTTGAACCCACTGAGATGCCCTACCAAGGAAAGTATCAGGATCAGCCTGATGAAGTTGTGCCAGCCCGTGAAGGTAAAGGCGAGTGGGATTGATTTTAGGCCGTCAGTATGTTAGCAAGGCAAGGCAAAGCTGAACCTATGTATTTAGGAGACAAGCAACATGCAAGCAAACCAACCCGATCCTCGTGAGATGCCCGTAGAGCAACCCAAGACCGATCCCGCACCGCCGGCCGCGCCAGCGCCGAGCATGCCCAAGCCGACAAAGCCTGTTGCCGAGAAGGCCCCCGACGAAAAGAAGGAAGAGGTCGCCGAGTCCAACGGTGACGACAAGAAGCTCGAAGACGACAACGCCTGACACAGCCGAGATGCCTACACATGCTGAGAAGTAAACCCCAGTCCCAGTGATTGGGGTTTGCTGTTTCAAGTACGGGGATAGCAATGAGCCGATTTCAAGAATGCTTAGCCCTAATAATCTCAGACGAGATCGAGGGCGGCTGGACCGATGACCCCGATGACTTAGGCGGTGCGACCAATCGAGGTATTACACTTGAGGTCTACTCAAAGTTTCTTGGTCTGCCAGTCTCATCAACATTGAAGAACAGGCTTCGGTACAAGCTAACCGCTCAAGAGATCGAGGCTATTTACCGCCAACGATATTGGGACCTGATACGTGGCGACGACTTGCCCGTAGGACTAGACCTTTGTGTATTCGATTGGGCCGTCAATAGCGGGGTAGGTCGCCCAATTCCCTATCTTCAAGCCATACTAGGCGTCACTGCTGATGGTAAGATTGGCCCAATAACATTGAGGTACATTAAGGAAAAGATGAGCGCAAAGCTGATCGTACGCTTCATTGACGCGCGGCTTGAATACCTAAAGACCCGACCCAACTATTGGAAGTTCAAGGGTGGATGGGTCAAGCGCTGTAGCATTATCAAAGCAGCAGCTCTAAAGGCATTCGAGGCGCAACAGCTTGCCAGCAACGGCTGATTAGCCTATAACCTCCGGTTTAAGTGGTTCTACTCTCAAACCGGGGGCGCCCACCGTGCCTTATGCTCGCAACGCTGATCTCCCATCAGCCATTCGCAACCCACTACCTCCAGCAGCACAAGAACTATTCAGGCGCGTAGTCAACGCTGCCCTCGCTCAAAGGAAAACCGAAGAGCAAGCCTTTCGCATTGCTTGGTCACAAGTGGGCCAGCAGTATAAGAAGCCAGCGGACGGCGGCAAGTGGGTGCATAAGGTAATTAACAGCACACTCTACGTACGTAGGAATGTAGAGAACTCAGCCGATATAATCAAGTGGGCTAAGGACCACGGCTTTGAGAAAACCCTGCTTCCAAGCGACATGCATGTTACTGTTGCTTATTCTAAGGAAGCAATAGATTGGCCCGAGCCCGACGACGATGGCGTAGTTATCAAATCTCATCGGGATCGTGCAGTAGAATCACTAGGCGATGGCGGTGCCGTCGTGCTCAAATTCCACAGCGCTAGTCTCACTCGCCGTTGGCAAGAACTTATCGACAAAGGCGCTAGCTGGGATTATGAAGGCTACATCCCCCACATGACAATCACCTATGAGGCTGGCGACACTGACCTCGAGAAGCTCGCCGCCTACGATGGTCCTATCGTGCTTGGGCCTGAAGTATTCGAAGAGGTCAAGGAAGACATAGAACACCCAGAAAAGGCAGAGGCGGACCAAACCATGGCAAATGAACCGACGCCCACGATTGATAAGTTGAAAGAAGATGTGGATAAGGCAATAGGCGCGGTAGCCACTGCCGCCGCCACCTTCAAGTCGTCTGTGGCCGCTTTAGCAAAGCACACTGCCCCTCCTCAGGTCTCTCCAGCCTGGATTATGAAGGTAGACAGCAATCTGGGTCTTGTGTTTGGCTGGGCCATCATCAGCAAGCAAGATGATGAGGACTACTACGATCTTCAGGGCGACCACATTCCTGAAGAAGCCATGCTCGAAGCTTCACTCGAATTCATGGAGAAGCGCCGAACCCTGAAACTGATGCATAAAGGTGAGAAGCAGGGAAACGTAGTCTTCGCGTGGCCCTTGACAACCGAGGTAGCGAAAGCTATGGGGTTGAAGACATCTGTAACCGGCCTAATGATTGCTGTTAAGCCTGCCAACAAAAAGATTCTGCAAGATATCAAGAGTGGCAAGCTTACAGGGTTCAGCATCGGGGGCCAGCGACTTGAAGATGAAGACGTCGAAAACGAGTAGCCCATCCATGACCGAACGTCGCAAGTCACGTCGAATAATGCGCCGGTTTCGTTTGAACGAAATCTCCACAGTTGACCGACCAGCCCAAGAAGGGGCACTGTTTACCCTAAACAAGAATCAGCCTTCAGAAGACGCCATCGTCAATTCAATCCTCAAGCGATACATCGACCCCATGGAAGGGGCCAAAACATTCGGCGAGGTTTTGGAATGCTACGCCGAAGACAAGAAGTACAGCGAAGTGATGGAGCTAGCGTGGCCAAAGGTGTCGGCGCTCGATACCTCGCTGCGCTCAATCATCGCTGACAGGAAGCTGGAGATTGCCGACAAACATACAACGATGCGTAATAGCGTCGAGGGTTTTCTGGCACTAATCCGACAGGACATGCCAGAAGTCGAGGAGGTGCTTGACAAAGCCCTCAATAGTGCCAGTACGAAAGCCAGTAGTAAGAAGGAGTTAAAGGCTATGACGAACTTGAAGCGGAAAGCTCGCAAGCAGGACGACGAGATCGACGACGACGAGCGCGATGACGAGGACGAGAACGTGGACACCACGAAGGAGCTGTCGAAGCTCAAGAAGATGGTCGAGACTCAGGGCAAGTTGCTGAAGGAGATCACCGACGAGCGCGATGACGCCCGAGCCGAGCTCTCGCTCCAGAAGCAACTGTCGGCGCTGGACGAGGGGACCCAGAAGTACTACCACTCGCTCGCCGACGACAAGGCCAAGGCCGAGTTCCTCGACCTGGACCGCACCGCGCAGCAAGTCATGATGCGCAAGTCGGCCGAGAAGGATGAGACCATCGAAGTCGAGGGTCACACCATCCGCAAGTCGGCTGTTGGCGCCGGCGTGTTCGCCATGTTCAAGGCTCAGGCCAAGAAGACGGCGGATCTCGAGAAGCAGGTTGCCGAAGAGACCGACAAGCGCGTCGAAGTCGAGTTGACCAAGCGCGCCGAGGAGGAGTTGGCTCACTTGCCCGGCAAGCTCGAAGACAAGGTGAAGCTGCTCAAGTCGCTGGCCAAGCTGCCTGAGGAAGAGCATGAGACTATGAAGACCATGTTCAAGGCAGCCAACAAGACGGCCTCGCTGGCGTTCGACCGCATCGGCACCAATCGCGGCATCAACGCTCAGAAGAACGCCGCAACCGCTGGCTTCGAGAAGCGCATCAACGAAGTCAAAACGCGCGACAAGTGCAATCGTCAGGATGCCATGCGCAAGGCCCGCGTCGAGTTCCCCGACGAGTTCGAGGCATGGCAAAACGGCGACGGCGACGGTGAAGGAGCGGTCGCTCACTAACCCAGCCTCGTTCAAAGCCTGCATCCAAAGGAGTACGTAGCAATGGCAATCTTCAAAGTAACCGAGTCCCTGACCTACGCCGAAGAGGCGGCGGCGGACTTGACGACTAGCTTGAACCTCTTCGCCAAGGTCGATGCCAACGGCAAGATCGTGTTGGCCGGCTCTGGCGAGAAGGTGCTCGGCACCATCTTCGAGGTTCCCCTCGCAGCTGTCGCGCCATTCGGCCCGGCTACCGTCCAGTTCGGCGGCATTGCCAAGGTCAAGGCTGGCGCGGCTGTGGCGGCGGGTGCCAGAGTCCAGTCTGATGGTGCTGGTAAGGCAATCACGCTCGCTGCCGGCATCTCAGCTGGCATTGCCTTGGTCGCTGCTAATGCTGCCAACGAAGTCATCCCGGTAGCACTCTGCTAACCGCCTTGTAGCGCCCAGAGGGGCAAGTTAGGAGTACGGCTAATGAAATCGAGTGGAAATGTCCACCTGTTGAAGGCTGGTGGGCAAGACATCTTCAAGAACAGCCCCACTGCCACCAACATTGAGGGGGCGCTGCACATCGACCGTTACCTCACGAACTTCTCGCTCATGTTCGTGCAGGACAACGCTAACTTTGTGGCGTTCCGGGCAGCTTCGCTCATCCCCGTCGTCAAGCAGACCGACATGTACGTCTCGTATGATCGGGGCTACTTCTGGCGGGATGAGTCTCAGGCTCGCCCACTCGGCGGCAGGCCACAACAGGTCGGCTACAAGGTCAGCAGCGGTGTCTACACTGCGACCGAGTACGCCCTGGAGCACGTGGTGGACGACAGGCAGCGGCAGAACGCCGACGAGCCAATCCGGCTCGACGAGAATGCCACCACCCTGTTGACCCAGAAGAACATGATCAAACAGGATCGTGTTTGGGCTCAGCGGTTCTTCACGTCGGGTGTCTGGACCACAGAGTTTGCTGGTGTGGGCTCGACGCCGACTGGCACGCAGTTCCTGCAGTTCAACGATGCAGCCTCGACTCCCATCGAGACCATCGACGCTGCCAAGGAAAAGATCCTGCGCGCCACCGGCTACATGCCCAATACGCTCGTGCTCGGCTCGGGCGTCAAGCGTGTGCTGCGTTCGCATCCGGATATCAGCGACCGCATCAAGTACACGCAACAGGGCGTGGCGGACGACGCCATCTTGGCCAGCCTCTTCGAGGTGGACAACGTGGTTGTTGCCCGTAGCGTGTACAACTCGGCAATGGAAGGCGCGACCGATAACTTCCAGTTCATCGTCGACGAGACGGCGATGCTGCTGGCCTACATCGAGCCTAACCCGACCGTCGACAGCCCGACCGCTATCGCCAACTTTGCGTGGACTGGCCTTATCCCTGGCCAGACCAACCAGATCGGCGGTGTGATCGAGCGCGGCCGTGATGCCCGAGCGCACAGCGACTACTTCCAGGGTCGCATGGCCTGGGATCTGCGCCTCGTGTCGCAAGACCTTGGCGTGTTCTTCAACGACGCGGTTGTCACCCCTGCCTAGTAGCACAGGATAAGCAATAGCAATAACCAACCTTGGCATAGGAACAAGCAATGACAAAAACACTCGGAAGGCGTCCTCCCGTTGGCGGTCGTATGCGCGAACCATTCGACCGCAACCGGGTCTTCCTAGCAGTCAGGGACATATCAGTTGGTGGGAAGAAATTTGCTGGGAATGAAAAGTTCGACGTAACCTTGGTACCTACTCGACGCCTGCGGCAAATGTATGAATGCCGCATGTTGAAGATGGACGAGAGTGTTGACGCGGAAGTCACGACTATCTCAGACAAAAACTTAGCCGTATCAACCCAACCCAATTTCAAAGAACTGTCCAACGCTGGTTTGCGGCAATGGCTGCGTAACCAAGGAGTAGGAACTAGCATCCGGAGTCCACATGCTCGATTAGTTGAGCAAGCTACTGCCAAATGGCTGGAGATGAAAGATGGCGTCGCTGCTGCCAACCGAGATAGCGAACATAGTAGCGAACGCCTTCCAGGGAAAACTGATGACGGGCACGCTTCGGCGTGAAACCCCCACAAGCGTCACGGGCAAAGGCGACGACGCGGCGCCGACGATTGAGCTCTTCAGCTTCGAAGGCATAAGGGATAACTTCAACGCATTCTATATGGCTACCTATGGCATACCCGCTAGCGACGTTCGCATTCTCATCATAATGAACTTGATTAACCCACGTACCATCCCAAAGCAGGATGACAAGATACTCATTCGCGGTGAGTGGCATAAAGTTCGCCGGGTGCTCGAGATCGACCCCGCTAGTGCCAGCATTGTGCTACAGTGCTTCACGATCTCAACGCCAACGTGAAAAGGAACTAAGCCATGGAATTCGTCCAAGCCCTCGGTGTCAGCTACTACTTCGACAATGACGCCGTACCTGAGTTCGTCCAGCACAAGGTCAGGTTCTTGGTAGGTAAGTTCGGCAACGATCTCGATGCTGCCGCCCCCGCGTGGGCGCGGTTGAAAGCTTCGCAGTATCTGCGTCGTTGGGGCTTGACCAACTAACCCCAATGAGCACAGCGGACTTAGCTCAGCCATTAAGGGATGCCATTATCGGTGATAGTGGCATCACCTCCCTTTTGCCGAGCTATGATGGTAGCTTCACCGTGTTTACGAATGTGCCGGTACCAAACAATGCTCCATATCCAATGATTGTTATCTCACCTGATATTGTCGTATTTAATGCAGATGGCATAAACGACTTCCAGCCAATTCCTACTCGAACTATCTCAACTTATGCTGCCAACGATACTCCTGCCAATTACCGGCTAGCCGATCAGTTAGCTTATTTGGTTCGCGACTTGTTTCACCGAGAACGACAAGCTATAGTCGTGCCCGGCTGGCATGTCATCGATATCCAAGCCATGGGACCAGAACCGGTACCTAGTGAGGATCAAACTGTGGGGCGTATGGTCACCTTGGCTATTCGTCTTGCGCAACTCAGAAGCTAGTGTGAGGAGGTCGTCATGGCCGGAATCTTTGCTACCGCAGGTTCGAAAATCTTCATTGGCCAAAGCAAGCCATCGCAAAGCGCCGACTTCGTTGTTGCAGATTTTGGGGACAGCTGGACCGAGATTTTGTGGGTCGAAAGCATCGGCGCATTCGGCGACGAAAGCACCGAGATAACCTTCGACGCCATCGGCGAGGGCAGAACCCAGAAGCTGAAGGGTACACGCAACGCAGGTAATATCGAGCTGGTCATGGGCATCGACTACGAAGATGCCGGCCAAGCCGCAGTACGCGCCGCCGAGGCTACACCGAACAACTACGGCTTCAGAATACAATTCAATGACGCTCCGGTGGGCGGCACTCCAAGCCAACGCTACTTCATCGCCAAGGTAATGTCGGTTCGGGAAACACTCGACGGCGCCAACAACGTCATCAAACTCAACTCTGCTCTCGGAATCAACAGCAACATCGTTTCTGTGAATGCTGCTGGCCCCTAATCAATAGCCTGTATTCTACAGTGAGGGCGGTCTTAGTCGACCGCCTTTGCTATTTTCCAACTGAGATGATTTGGATTTATACAGCTAAGCCGCTTGCAACTATGTCTTGCTCGATGCTTTGGAGTAGGAGGTTCACCATGGGCGATGACACACATGACTCTTTGGGCAGTGCTATTGCCCTCCCATCTAAATTGCCCCGAACCGCTTTCATTTCTGCTGAACGGCCAGTCGATGCAATCCTCACCTTGATGGAAGCTATGCTGCTTCAGCCACCTAACGAGTTTGTGTTTGTTAGGACTGCTGGCCAGAGGATCCCCATATCTATAGAATCTAAACCAATGCTTAGTGCAATAACCCCGAGCCCGGTGAGGGTTTTCACATCCAGGAATTGAGCATTGCCGTTTGTGTGACATGCAGCAAAGTTTACACCTTACCAGACGATTGGCAATAGGCTATTCGCTCACTATCGCGTCGAGCTTGGTTAGGGCGCCCTAGGTACCTGAAACCCTTTCGACGCGGCGAAACGTGCTCATATCGCTGTAGAAACCCTGGCAAAGTAATGGAAACAACATGACCGCAACCGTCGACCCAAATTCAATCACCAATCCTCCCAAGCTTGGGCAAGGTGACGTCAGGATCGAACTCGGCAACGAGACTTTCGTGATGAGACCTTCCATCAACGCCATGCAAATCATCAGCTCCAAGTATGGCGGATTGAACGATGCCATGGACAAGATTGCTCGTACTGATATCCACGTCATTGCCGATGTGATATCCCTTGGCATTGGCGGCAACAAATTCTCAACTGCTAAAGGTAGACAAGACTTGATGCAGCGCATGTACGAAGCCGGCATCACCGACGATACGGGCGGGTGCGCCGAGCGCGCTCAGATGTACATCTTGATGCTAATGCGAGGAGGAAGGCCACTGCCTACTCAAGTCGACACTCCAGACAGTGGTGAGGATGTAGTGGGAAACGTGCCGAGCTCCAGGCCCTAGCCGAGAAGTACTATAGCGAACTGGCCGAGTTCGCTTTAGGTTGGTTAGGCTGGAGCGAGTACCAAACACTGCACAGTGATGTGAACGCTATCTTGGTAGCCCAACGGGGTTGGATAAAAATGCAACAGGCGCTACATGGGGGCGAAGAGGGGGCCAACCTCACCCCATGGCAGCGTAAGCAGCAACAAC